AACACTTGAGCCATTGTTCGGTTAGCTCCAGCAGCCAGGCCAGAGTTAGACATAAATTGACCGACTCTGTTACCAGCGTTCATAAACATGGCAGATCCGCGCCCAAGTTCATTTGCGGCGTATCTTTGACCAGCCACTCCTGCGGCGTTTTGCCCAGCTGCCGTATCTAATCCCCCAGCCCTTCCTGCTCTTATACCGGCCAACGTGCCAGATACCGCAGCCCCTCTTGCTAGCCAGCCAACGCTGTTAACTGCGCTTGATATTGAGGCCGCTCTCATGGCAGTACCCAGCAACAGGAACGCTCCGGCAAGAAGGCCTATGACCTTAACCAGAGGGGAGAAAATCTCCGTGGCTTTAGCGGCCACTGATGTAATCCCAGAAAATGCCTTGGCGGCTACAGTCATAGGACCAAGTAATTGTTGTCCTAAAGAAATACTCAAGTTCTGAGTGTTGTTGCGTACCTTTGCAAACTGGTCGCTCAAATTAGCTTCAGCAGCCTTGGATCCTTTTTCTACAGATCCTTCGCCCTCTCCAGCGATTCCAAGCGCTTGGCGTATGCCGCCGGACTCAGAAGCTACCTGTTGGAGCGAACGGGCCGCTCTAACTCCGTCAAACCCCAAGTTAGACAGAATTCGTCCAGCCTTCGGTCCAGCCGTGTTGATGGAGTCAATAACCTCGGCAAGGCGCTCGGCTGCGTCAGTATTCTTGAACTCGTCTAAAGTTTTTCCAACAATATCTGCGTATTTACGAAGATTAGGAGACCCGTCTTGTATGGAGTTAGAGATCTCGGAAGTAATCTGGGAGAAGGTGTTAGCAGCAACTGCCCCGTCTGCTCCAGCCTTACTGAACGCAGCTCCCAGCCCAAGGGTTGCAGTTTCGCCAATTCCAGCAGCACGGGTGAACGGGGCGATAGCGTTGGCGAATGAAAGAACGCCAGTAGCAGAAACACCAAGTTTTGCAGAAAGATATGTGGTTGAGTCAGCGTATTTCTTAAAACTCTGGGTATCCAACGAACCCATAGTCCGGTTAAGCTGAGTAAGCTGTTCCGCTAGACCGCCGGATGGCTCGCCTGTAGCAGAACCCATCTTGCCAAATAGGCCGGTTAAATCGACCATTTGCTGTTGAGAAGTAATACCAAGCTTTGAAATCTGAGTGGTTAGATCAGCAATTTCTCCACGCGATTTAGAAGAACCGGAAGCAATGCCAGAAATAGATTTTTGGACAAATGAAACTTCTTTGCCAGTAATAGCGGCTGTAGAGGACAAGGTGCTCAGTTGCTTATTGGCGTTATCTGCCGCCAGTGCCAGCGCTGTTAATCCGGCTAAGCTTCCCCCTCCAATAACTTGGAGTCCCTGCGCTGTTTTCTTCCAAGCAGAAGATACTTTTTCTGCTGCAGCATTAAGCTTGCCAATTGATTCAGTAGTAGCCTGCGTAACCTCAGCAGCCTGATTCATCCCCTGTACATAGGGATCTACGTTCGCGTTTAGAGTTACGGTAGGATTCATGGCTTCGTCGTCCACTACTACCGCTCCCTCCTCCGCAAGTACGCCTTCTTCTGATCTAGAAGACGTTTCTGGTTCTCAATTGAATGAGAGGGAACTAGACGAATGGTTGTTCCCGGCTGACTGCCAGATTCATCCTCAAGCTGGGACTTGAGATAGCAACCTAGACAGAAGTGCTCAACCGGAGAATAAGACCTTTTATCTTCTTCCCATTCCCATTCTGCCGTACCACACAAGCCACACTTGCTGTTCTTTTCAATGGCGAATGCAAGAGCCTTAGAGCGGTCCTCTACTGACCACTCCAAAAAACCAGAGTGGGGCAAACCCCACTGATCGCAGAGACTGAGTTCCAGATAAAGGGTGGGGTCGTACCTCAGCCTCTCACGAAAGAGGGATATCTAGGCCCTGCACGCAAAGACCTGCTGCAGCACCAAACAAATCAACGACTTCGCCGCGGTTCCAATCTGGAGAGTTCCATATTTCTTCCCACTCTTTCGCGGTCATGTCAGGCTCAACAACTACCGCAGCTAGAAGCGCCGGAGCAAAGGCGTTAATGTTGTACGAGGAGCCTTCAATGCGTTGCTCGGTAGTTGGAGGGAACTTAGTAACCAATCGGTCATACTCTTGCGCGCCGATAGCTTGGAGCTGAAGGGTAACCGAATCTGTGTCATTCAAATAAACGGTTATTTCTTTTTCTCTGCGCTTTTTATTCTTAAGCATTTCAAAGGTTGCGCGCTTGGACGCGTCGCTTTGCTTACGGCGAGCAGTGGTGGTCTTTGCTTCGGTAGACGTGGGCACGTCGTTCTCCTCTATATTTTCGGTTGTAACGGGTTCCTGCGTGGGCATCGCAGGCTCCTTTCAAGCTAGTGGCTACGCTACAGTAGCGTCTTCGTTAGGCTCAACTGGCACAGAGCACGTAAGCGTGAACGTCTCAACTGTGTTGTTAGCCATGTTTGCCATCGTCTTAGAAACAATGAATACTGGCCAGACTTCCACCGTGTCGCCTGTTTCTGGCTCGTGAGTGACGGCGTTTGAGCCGCCAAAACGGGATACAAAAAAGTATCCGCTCTCTCCACGGTTAAAAGTGTCCCAAGCGGTGTCGGCATCGTCATCGCGGTAAAAGTCACCGGAGAACGTGGCCTGCGAGGTACCAGGGATGCTGGTCTCAAACAACGAGTCCAATGAAGGCGTAGGAACAACGTTACCTTGGCTAGATGCGTTAAGCGAAATAACGAATGGAGTAACGTCTTCAGCCAATCCAATTTCTGCTTCGGTAGGAATAAGGTCGACTGTATCAGCGATCGTGCTCTTGAAGCCGATCCAGGTATTCTGGTTCGGGATAATCTTGGCCATATTCAGAACTCCCTGGTCTCGGCCTGGTTATAGGTTTGGTCTTGCTCTTGTTCTAATTCTGCCTCCGGTGTCACGTCAGCAGGTATTTCTTCATTTTTCTTAGGCTTAAAAAAAGCCTCGGTTACAGTAACTGTGGTTGGGGCTGTATTGGCAGCGGTCCATCCACGTTTTTCCCAAGTGATAAGAACACCAGGAGCTATCTCTCTAGTCTTCCCATCCTTGGTAATGGTTATCTTTGCGCTAGCCATCAGTTCTCCTTGCTCAGCCATACTGTGTATGAATCATTCTGACCCCAATATTTGGGATCAGTTGTATCTATTCTACGGATAGCGCCAATCGCACTGGGGTAGACCTGCTGTATCCGGTAACTAGAGTCTCCTAGCACAACCGAAGTATTATTTAGGGCCATTAGTAGCCCTCTGGCTTTATCAGCCACCCATTCTGCCTGGTTAGGCGAAACCCCATAGCAACCAAGGTTATAAGGCAATTGCCACTCGGTAGGAGGAATACCCAAAGGACCGCTAGATCTAGTAGCGGCTTCAGGGCTTAATACGCAAAAAGGGACGAAGTTAGTACCGTTGTCATTTGGTACTCCGTCCCAGCCACCAGATTGGGGGCGGTTAGATAGACCCACAACCAGATCATTTTGGAGCGTGGTGAATAACTCCTCAGTGAGCTTCCTGCGCTCTATCATGCGCCACCTTCGTAGTCATTTAGTGCTGCCCCCATACGCCCTAACTTATCACCCAGATCTTCCATAACCTCATTAACAGCCGGTCTTATAAACGGCTGAGGCTTGGTGCCTGGGTGATTTACTCTTTTAGTCCTAATAGTCTTCCCGTCCTTGGTTTTAAAAACCAAATACGGCTTATTCTTTGGAAGAATAATGTGAGGCTTAGTCCCGTATTCCTGATAACCAGCCACAGCACTACCTGTGACTTTAACGGTCATAGGATCGCTAAATTCAACCTTGATTGAGGCAGCCATAGCTCCGGTCTTTTTAGGAGCTCTTTCTTGGATGTCGCGCTGTAATCCCTCGGCTACAGCAAGCATAACTTTCTTAGCCTGATCAGGAGCCCCTTCAGCCTTATTACGGAGCATTCTGGTGGTCTTTTGAATGTCATCCACGGGTGTCTCGGTTCTCACTCACAGCGACCACCTGGAGCCTTCTAGCGGCTCTTAGAAAGCCTCCCCCATCTACGCCCACGATTCGGTATATCTTCCCCTCTAAGGTGGGGTCTTCATAGGACGATGTAACTACTATGTATTCATCCAAGTCTGGAACCGGAGTAGCATCCCACGGTATAGAAATATAGGTAGAAATAGTGGAGTAATCTCCATCTCCTACGCTTGATACAACGCCATCGTTTGACAACCAAAATCTGCCAGTTCCTGCGTACCCAGTAAATTCGCCGTCAAAAGTAGTTGTGATCATTCCAGTTGCTTCGTCTAGGGCAGACACCAGTTGGCTAGCAACCTCTATTTCGATGTTGTGGTAGCTCAAAACGGCTTGCCTTGCGTAAGCCGCCACCCTAGGGCTTAGGGGCCTAGCCATTACGGCCTAAATTCTTCGCTGCTTGGAATCACTCTGGCGCCACCGTACTCTTGTGTGCCAACTTCTGAGTTATCAAGCAGTCCAATTCCAAAGCTCAAAGGCTTAATAGAGGCGTCAAATTCCTCGCCAAAGTTATTTCCAAAGGACTCAGGAGCCCCAGTAACTTGCTCGAGAAGGAATTGGGCTCGCAATTGCTTAGCCAAACCTAGGTACTTTTGCTGTAATTCGTTAGTTCCAACGCTTACACCATCTGCGCTAACTGTTATTTCGCGCGCAAACTTTGAGGCAATAGTTTCAGCAGCCATTGCGGCTACAAAGATCATGGAGTCATATGCCGACCAGTGCGAAATAAGAAAACTAATTTCTTCGTCAGACAGCAACTGGTCGTCAGTGTTTGTATCTTGGACAAAGAAGCGAACAGCGTCTTCATCAGAGGAAGTAGGGTCTCCTGAATAACTCCAGCTCATATCGCCTTACCTCCGTGGTCATAACGCTTAGAGCGCTTGATATAGGCAGACGTGGCAGAAGAACCACCTAGCGAAGCTAAGCCAGCCCCAGTTACTCCAGCAACATAGCGGGCGGCCTCTTTTTGTCTTTCTGGCTTAACTGAGTAGCCCAATACTTTCCTTTGCTGAAACAGCTTAGGGTTTTTTCTAGCTACTAAAACTACCCCGGACATACCAGCAACGGTTCCAACTATACCTCCGCCAGCTTGGCTGACGTAGTTAATTGTTGCAGCTTCCTTTTTGCGCTTCTTAGAGTGGTCATACGCTCTAACAGTGGCGGCAGGAAGAACGTGGCCAGCTTCCTCTGGAAGCTTTTTGTATTCCCCTCTAGCCTTAGAAATCAAGCCATGATCGACGCCAAACGCGCTTATCATGTGACCTCCTAGGACTTAGACTTTGGGACTTTCGGCTCAGGAGCGGACTTGGGGGCTTCGGCGTAGGTACCTTCTACCTTGTCAATAAAGCCAGCGTGAACCCACGCCTCTACCCGCGTCCATCCCTCAGCCTCGGGAACCTGTTGTCCTTGTTCGCGATACTCAGTGCCAATCTTCAATCTGCGTCGGGCAACGTAGATCATTAGACAGTCCGGATTATCTTATATTTCCAGCTGCGGGCAGAGTCGTCAATTGACCCAGCAGTTGGGTTGTAAATCGAGACGGTGAACTTACCAGCTGCGGCAACTACACCACAGAAAATCAAATCGTCGTTCAAAGCAGCAGGCGGCTCAGCAATAACAATGTCAGTTGCCACAACGCCAGCGACAGTGACGTCAACAGCAGCGCGAGTGGTAGCTGCAATGCTCGGCGGGTTAACGCTGACAGTTCCTGTGACTATGGTGATATTGCTAACTGCAGTACCGCCAACAGAAATGCCGTCTTCGTCAATGGTCACGCCATCGCCAGCAGTCAGCTGAATGCTGTGCGCCAGCACGGGACCCTTACTAAGTTGGTTCTTAGCCATTATTCGCCCTCCTAGGCGTTGGAGGGGCCGGATTGTTCCCAGCCCAGCCCCTCCTGCTTGTTCCTAATTACGCAACAGCGTCTTCAATGAAGACACCCATGTCAGGCGAGACAACCTTCATGTCGTAGGCGGTTGAGGCCTCGATCACGTTGGATTCAATCTCTTCCAGACGGTAGCGCTTCACCTTGATGCCAGCAGAGTTACCCGAGTACAGACCAGTCCACGCGAACGTGTAGCCAGCAGCGGGGGTCTGCAAAGCAGGCGATGCAGGGCTGTACATCAACAGAGCCGACTTAGAGTCTGTAATGAATGAGTACGTAGCGGCAGCATCCTGAGCCTTGGCGTCGTTGATTTCGGCAACATCGGTGTATGACGCGTAAGCAACCATGATGGTCTCGATATCAAAGAGGGACGCAATCAGGTCCTCGGTGACGATACCAGTCTTGGTGTACTTGATGCGGTCAATGATGTCTGGGTGCTGCTTGAGCGCACGCATAACGTCGGCGCCAAGCACCATCTTGTTAGGCTTGCGACCATTGAGCTCGCGGAAGCGGATAACCCACTCCGAGACCAAACTAACTGGGTCAGAACCTGCTTGGTCCCACTGAATGAATTCGCCAGTGGATGGAGCAGAGGCAACACCAGTGTACTCGGTGTCCCAGATACCAGTGTTGAAGAACTTAGAGGACCACTCAAGGTCTTGGTTGATCAGCAACTGCTGCGTCAGGTTCTGAGTGGAGATCTTTTCCAAGTTCCACATCGAGTCTGCGTTAGTAGTCGTCTGGTCGTCCAGGTCCTTACGCACTGAGTAAGCGTGTGCGTAGTAGCTGTCCGTGTTGTTCTTCCAACCGGTACCAGGAGCCTTCGTACCCGGAGCGCGACGCTGCACGTCAGTGCGGCGAATGTCCGACTTGGAGAACTTCCAGTAAAGGTCTGACTGCTTCTTCACAGGAACAGTCGGGAACACCTTCCGAGCAATAAAGTCGTTAGGGTCCTGCATATAGGCGATAGACACGTTAGTAAGCGGTGCATTAACGTGGAGATCGCTCTGTGTTGGGTTTGGCATTACTTATTCCCTATCCTCTCTTGGTCGGTTAGAAGCTCTGGCCGCGTAGTAGGACGGGAACAACCTGACCGGTTGTACCACCTTGCAAGGCGACTCCCAGAACGGGGTCACTACCGCCACCGACAGCAACAATTCCCTTGCCATCGCCGTCGTTCTGAACGCCGTCACCAGCAGTAACAGTGCCACCAAGCTCAACGAGCGTGACGCCAGCAATTGCGACAGTTGCGGCTGCGTTAACAACCTGCGGCTTGTTCTGAAGAACGCCAACAGGAATTTCGTCAGCAGTTTGATCTGCGAGACCGCAGGTCGAGTTTCCAGTGACCTTCACGAAGCGGTATTGAAAACCACCGTTTGGGTCAGTAGATCCAGGCAGACCAGGAACGCCGGTGTAAACAGCGACCGAGGAATCTGCCTTAAGTGAGATAGAGACAATGCTCTCATTGTAAGCCATTTAAACTATTCTCCTTAATCAGTTTCCGGACAAGTACGCTTCGTAAGCGTCCTGGTTGGAGTCAAAGAAGTCAGCAACGGCGGCGGCCTTGGAGATGCCATCAGACTTGTGAATCTGACCGTCAATTACTGCTTCAACTTGCGAGTAGACATCAACGTTGTCCGCGCCACCGATGTAGCCGATTTCGTCGAAAATCACGTCACCAGAGGCTTCAAGAGCCTTGGCGATAACAGCACAGTCATCGTAAGAAAGGCTCTCTGAAAGACGCTTGAGCACGGGGCCAAGCTCTTCAGGGTCAACAGGAACGTTGAAAGACTTTGCTACCTCAATGTATTCACGATTAAGGCGAAGGTCTTGCTCTGACTTAGCAATCAACTCGGCTTCAAAAGCGCGGTTGTCTGCATATTCAACTGCTTCCAGCGCCTTGGCGATGATCTCGTCACGCTGGTAGTCGGTGTGGGCCTTAGACAGTTCTTCGCGAATCTCGTCCGCAAAGGTGTAAGACTTACCAACAGTTACTTCATCGGCGCTAAAAGCGTCAATGTCTTCGGGGAAATCATCTTCGTTCTCAGGCACAACCTCGAAAGCCTGGCCCTCTGCGTCGAAAACGACATCTCCAAACTGAATTTCTGACGCGTCAAGTTCATAGCCTGACTCGTCGTAGATTTCAATTCCGTCCACGGCTTCCTCCTCGGTTGCCCGTTTAGCGATAACTACCGACGCGTGTTGATTGGCAGGAACATCCACCAGCGAAATCTCATCAATTTCGATGTTTGAGACCTTACGAATTTCACGAGCCATTTGCTATCTCCTTGATATGGTTAAGTGTTTCAGCGTGCGCAAGCCAATACTTTTTCTAAGACTTAAAAAAAGTATTTAGTACCAAGTCTGGTAGGTTCTACCGCGCTTGTTTGCGTGTATTGCTAGTCCAGCAGAAGCCGCCCCGGAAGCCAAAGCTCCAGCTCCTAGTATTGCCGCCTTCTTTCCTTGCCCAAGCGCGACAAGCTTTGCGTTCTTAGTGTTTGCGTTTACTTCCTTAAGAGTCTTGATATTTTTCTTAGTGGCTCTTTTGAGAGTCTGTCCTCTCTGTCTGGTCGTCCCTACTATGTTTCTATAGGACTCTTTGTTTGCTGCAAGCCCGGCTTCTACCGTATTTTTAGCAGCCGCACCTTCTTTATAAGCCATGTAACCAAGACCACCAGCACCTACAGCGCCAGCTCCAGAAGCAGCTCCAGACATCCTCTGGCGACGCTCTTCAGGGTCGTAACCCTTGTAGATGCCTATTTCAATGCGCTTACTAATCTTCTTGCTCTTCTTTTTATCGGCAGGCTTAAGCTTGTATTTAGGAACTCTTTCAGAAGCCCCCAAGCCAGCTCCAAGGAGAGATCCACCAACAATGGATTTGGTACCGTGGCCAGAACCAAGCGCCGCGCCTATTCCCGCTCCAGCGGCAGTGCGGCCAAGGCGAGTAGCGGTCCTTTTATTTTCTGGCACCTTTACCAACCTAAAAGATGTCTCTGTACCTTCAGAGTCGCCTGCCATTGCTTTTCTCACTTTCTGGTTATGGTTACGCCTAGCATCTTCTTTTGTGTATGCAGCAAAATTATACCCTCCAACACCGCCCACTCCGGCTGCTCCAATAGCCGAGGTGGTAGCTGCATCAGATAATCTCTTCGGAGCGTCTGCTGGGATCTTCTTTAGAGCCGGTATAGCAGCCGTAAGTCTTTCAGCCTTTGGAGCTAGTCTGGCTGCCGCTGATCCCCCCTTTAGGGAAAGAGCGGTAAGACCAAGGGTGGATCCGGTAATAGAGAATCTTGCTTGAGCGCGCTTGCGAGCAGCCAGTTCCTTATCGGACATCCGTGGCTTGGCGGTACCCACTAGATAACACCTGGCGATCTCTTGCCAGAGCCGTGGATTGAGAAGCCGGTACGCTTTCCGTCCTTGACCATCTGCCACTGATCTTCATCGTTTACCTTGAATCCAACCCACCAGCCGTGGGGCAGAGCATCTTCGTCAAGCCCCATTTGCTTTAGCTTTTCTGGGGTTACAACAAATGATTCAATAAGGTCAGCGGTGTGCACAGGCTCGTCTTGGGAGTCCCCAAAACCCTTCTTCATCTGGCGCTTGTGCATATCCCCACCCTTGCGGGATTCAAGGACATACTTGTAAGCAGACTTCTCAATCTCATCCAGAGGCACAAAGTCGTTTTGGCGGTCAACTACAGGCTCGCCGTTAACCTTTGAGAGCGAGCACCAGCCAAATACCTGTCGCTTATCTTCGTCAACCTTGGATATTTCAGCGGTCCAAGTGACGTCTTCGACATCGCTAGACTTCTTTACCTTGGACTTAAGTTGGTTCCGCTCGCGTACCAGAGCCCGGTTTGCAACAACATCGGCAGCTAACTCAACTCCGTGGAGCCCAAGCCAACCTGCGGCGCTAGCTGCTGCAACCTGTTTAGGGTTGCTCAATGCTCTCTCAACGCCTGGGATCTTCTTAAGCTTAGCCGCTACCTTTGCGCCTGTTTCTGATTTCTTCCCATTCGCCATCTTGTTTTTTACTGACTTGGGCAAAGGGAGATTCTTATTCTTTGAAGCAAGATAGAAAGCGTGCGCACCACCAGCGGTGGCTACAACGTTGCCAGCTATTCCAAAGGTATTTACTCGCTTACGCCGCTTGGCTTGCTTAGGGGTAAGTTCACTGTTAGCCACAGGCTGGAGCGATATACCGGATTTGGCAATAGGCTGAGTTATTCTTCTACCGCGTCGAGTTACCGGTCCTAAAGACTTGGCTCTAGGAGTGCTAACGCCTCCCATAACGTGCACTTCGGAGGCATCTGGGCCGCCCTTTGAGATTTCGCGCGTGTCAATAAAACCGTCCGCTAGGAACTCAAAAACACTATCTGGGGCTATTTCCGACATATAACTATCATCACTCCTCAGTCTCCTCAACGGGTATTGCTTCGTAAATCTTTATAGTTATTGGAGTCTCGCCAGGAAGTGTTTGAGTAGGAATCATTTTTGATATTACGTCTCTAAGATTTTCTGGCACTAAATATGAGTTCCATTGGACTATTGATGGATCGGGGGAAATTTTATACTTGCCAATTACTAGATCTCTACCTCTTTGGAATCCATCTGGGAATGAGACTATTTCCATAGAAGGAATATTATTTCCAATGTTTAGCAACCTAGTATGAGACCTATCATAATCTTCGCGTAGGCCCTTTATTTCGGTCTCAATTTCGTAAAGTTCTTCTCGTATTGAGTCTAGCTTCATTAAGTTATTGGTTGCAGTATCGTCAAAAAGATTTTCCCAGGCACCGTAACCGCGATTTGAAGAAAAAGCACTGGAAGCGTCAGCGATATGGCCCGGGTCAAGATCTGACACAGCAATACCGTCAGAAAGCAAAGCTAAAGCCTGATCATCAGGGTAATCGTTTATTTCGCTTATTAAAATTTGGTCTTGTAGATAATTGGCATACTTAAGAGCGAATTCTTTCCTAGCCTTTTCGCTAGTACCCAACCCTCTAGCATCCATATCAATTCTTCTAAGTCGCTCTGATTCCAGACTTTTAATTCTTTCGGATTCGTTTATTGCTTTGTTTTGCAAATCTTGATGGTCGGCTATGTGCATTTGATATTGCTCCATCCACTTCTCCACCACAAGAGGCGTATTTGCGTAGTCATCACGAGTAATAGGGTGAATCATGTGTTGCCCCGCGTCTAGTGGCTCAAATTCTTCAAAAGCGAATTGATCCATTAATCCCATAGGTACCACTCCCCAACCTATTTCTCTAGGCGGAGGAGGAGGCGGAGGGGGAGGTGGAGGCTTTCCTTTTTTTGTGTCAAGTTCAAGATCAATAAGCTGAAGTGTGGCAAGCTGCGGCTCTGCTAATTGAAGGTCGGCAAGCTGAAGGTCGGCAAGCTGAGGTGTGGCAGTAGCAAGTTCAAGGGGGGTAGCTAAAGATAACTGTTCGGCAAGTTGCGGAGTTGCAGCAAGTGTTTTTAGTTCTGTGTCTACTTGAGCAGGCGTAACTAGCAATTTTTGGTCAGTCTCAGGCATAGTTATAGTCTGCAGATTTTGTTCCACTCGCTGTAATAAAGCGATGCTAGAACTAAAATCAACCATAGGAGCTCTTTCTGGCATAACCCTTTCGGCAGGTCTTACATCGCTATCAACATGGGCGAATCTTCCTTGCCAGTCTCGTTTGTATTCATCCACCTTGATGATCGTATTAGGCATATCCTCAATGAGTTGGAGTTCGCACCGGCAGTTTGGGTGGACGCCAGGAGCAAAAAACTTGTGCCCCTTGCTCTCGAACATATCCCCAACAGGTATTGACACTCCGTGAAGCGGGCCACAGACGAGGCACACCAATTCATCTTCTGCTGTGATCCAGCGCTTTTTAGGTACTCCAGACAAACGCCCTGTTTTAACCATAAATAACCAGTTCAAAGCTTTACCAGACTGGATTGAAGCCCACGCCTCTGATTCGCCTATTCTGTCGCTTCTGGAGAGCAACATGGTCTGAACACGCTGCTTAAAGCTTTCAGGGACGATCTGACCGGCTCTGGGGAGGGTGTCCTCAGACTTAGTAGCGTTAACCAACTGCGTTAGGTAGGAGCGCATCTGAGGGCCGTCTAAGCCATATCCCTCTTTTGCTCTTTGCCACGCTATTTTGTCTGACCAGCCAGCGAGCAGTTGCGACTCAACACCTTCGCTCAAGGCAATAGATGAAGTCTGATGAATGTATTCACCCATCTCTAGCGCGTATCCTCGAGCAACTACCTCTAGTTTTTCATCCGCAATCTGACCGCTGGAGCCCAGTTTATAGGCAGCCAAGATGGCGGATGTAGCCATCAAAACCCAAGGATTTTTAGTCTTTTCCCATATTCTGTCAGCTTCTTTTTTAGCATCATCTGGAGAGGAATCAGGAAGATCCTGATGGATGAGCATCCGATAAAGTATGAAAGCAGCCGCAATTCCTATGGCTATCCGCAGTACCTTGCGAGAGTCCGATCCAGTTGGAACGGGGGCAGGCGGTAATGCTCCAGCTAATAACTGCTCTCCAGGCGTGACAAATAGTTTTCCCGCGCTAGGTACATTGAATGGACTAGCTGAAGCATTTGGAAAGGGCAATATTTCCGGCATTAATTTCCGCTTTCGTTAGCCTTTTTTGCTGCTTCTTCTTTCATAAAGTTATCTACTTCTCTGCCAAATTGTTCGTTTTCAATAGTCCGAGTATCGTTATACAGGTTCTTTGAAGCATACAGTGAATGCAGTCTACGAAGACGGTGCAGACTTTGTAAAAGTTCTTCGTAGTAAAACATAGAGTCTTCGTCTGTTTCTTTTAGATACGCGTTAGTAATGGTGTCAATATCTGTGTCCACGAACCCAGTAAAAGTCGGATCTGCAAAAGTTTGATTAAAAGATGCTGGCCTATAAGTACCCGGCTGGACCAATCTTTGGGATCCCTTAATAACGTCTTGAGCAGTGTTCTTGTAAGACTCAGGATTTCTCCCTGCCGAATACTCCGGTTCTCTGAATTTGAACTCTGAAGTCTTTGATGCCGTAGCTTTGTCCAGATCCCACCAACTCAAATTGTCTCCTTCAGGAGCTTTTTCGCCAGCCTTTAAAAGAGCCACGTTAACTGACGAGACATTTGGCAGTGCTTGCTTGCGGAATGTGTCGCGAGCTCTTAAGGAGTCCCGTTCAAACAATCTATTAAACCCTGGGTACGTGTTCATTAAATACTCAAATTCAGCTTGCGACCAAGGACCGCTTCTGGGGGATTTGTGATTAGGTGGAAGATCCGCTCTATCTTGTGGAATTCCAGCGTCTGCTGAATTTCCAGTTTCTTGTAATTCTTGATGAATAACAGATAAATCTCCAATTAGTGTTGGCACAGAAACCTGAGCTTTCACTAACTGCTGAACAGCATAATCGTATTGGCTTGCAATATTGATTGGTACTGCGCCAAGGCTACCATCGCTCAAAGTGCCGTGGACAAAGTGCGTGTTTGGAGCAACAAGGTGCTGGTACAGCTTCCAGCGGGAATCAACTATCTCATTCTTCTTTGCGCGCTCATTGTTTCTGCGAGCCTTTTCAGATATCCCAGAATCGCTAGTATCTCTTGTACTCTCAAAACTTGTGCTTCCGTTGTCGTTTACAGAAGTAGAAACACTAATCCTAGAGTTTTGATACTGAACTTTGTCAGCGCTAACCTTTGCTTGTCCAAGAATAGACGTGTCGTAGTAACTAGCCTTAGCAGCCGCTGGTCTATTGAATCTAGGCTTAACATAGCCAGTGTCTTCGTTTCCGCCGTATGCTCCCTGTCCTGCTATTGGACGGTATTCAACGCGCTTGATGTAGTAAGGGAACTGCTCCTGCAGGGCCTTCAGAGCGTTGTAGTAACCCTGAGAGTCAAGCTGCATTGACTGGTGCTCAAGGGAGTAAGCGTGCTGTATTTGCTTCTGCGCGCTTTCCCACTTATTTAAAATGTTCGGGTCTTTCTCAGCCAAGGCGGAAATCGGGTCTTCGTCAAACTTGTCCGAAGCCTCTTTCATTAGTTCTGCACGAGTTTTCTTCTCAGAACTAGCAGCAGCACCCATGCTGGCTAGCTTGTACTTTGCTGGCGTCTGCAGAGCAGCAAGCTGGTCATTTAATTCGTTGTAGGTACCCGCTCCAACATTCCCATTAGCCAAATCCTCAGCAGCAGCGTTCCAGTCAAACGATTCTTGGGCAGGCTTTTTCGCTTCAGAAACGATGTAATCGTTTACGTATTGCTCTTTAAGATCCATGTAATCCATCTGCCTTCCGTCTTTGGTCTGACGGGTAGGAGCATAGGAACTATTGATCCAAGTCTCTTTGGCCTTTTCCATGTCCTCTTGGCTCATGGTTGGGTATTTTTTTTCGTTATTTATTTCATATTTAATTTGTGTTTGCTGGCGCTCTATTTGACCTGGGTACGCGTCTTTTGCCGCTTCCCTAATTTCCCTCATCCGGCTTTCAGGAACAGTGGGAGACACTTTTTTAGACTGAACAGCATCAAGAAGCTTTTCGTAGCGATCAACCATTCGCTTAGACTTGTCGTTAAATCTACGGGACCCTCTGAAGGTTGGGTCAAACTCCACGTTAAATATGCCAGAGTGACTCATAACGGTAAATCCTCTAGCTTCAGACATCAAAGAAGCATAAAGGTCTTCGCTGGTGGGTCCACCGAGCATACGCGTGCGCAGGTATTCCCCACCGTTTACCATGTTCAGGGTGCGTAGGTTAAACGGTAGGTACCAGTCATCGCCGTATCCCACAGCCTGAGAAACTACAGTTCCCTTACGGTCAATGATGATCCCGTGGCTTGGGGGGATGTGGCCAGAGTTTATTTGAAGTTGAGCCAGCTCCATGCTAGGTAGATCCTTAAGCAACTCCGTCACCAAAGGAGATTCGTTGACCTCAATCTTGCTCTTAGTTCTTCCGTCGGGGGTGTATTTACCCATAGCGGATTCTGGCCCGTAGATTAGGTAATCTCTGGCGTGAGCTTGGGCCTTTCGCGGAGACATACCCTGCTTAGTAAGCCAGCGAACGATCTTTCTCATCTCGGTGTCAATGGCTTTCTGAAGATTCTCATCAGGTCGCTTTTCCACTCCACGGAATCGGTAAGCAGCCTTTCTGGCTCCAGGCCCGAGAACCTTCTCTGCCTCTGGACCGTGAGTGCCAACCCAGTTTCCTAGAGAAGTAGCTATGAGACCAGCAGGACCAATACGGTCTCCAAGGGTTGTTTGGATCAGTTTGGAGGCGGCACCAAGACGCTCGAAATCTTGCTTTCTAGAGCCAATTTCTGATTGTTGAAGAGCTGACATATTTGTGTTTGCGTATGTTTGCAAAGCACCGCCAAAGTTGCCACCAATAGAAACGGCGTTACCGGCAACATTTGGGCCAGCCATACGGTCAATAATGTTATAGCTAGCTCCGTAAGCTGACAGGTTAGGATTAACTGTTACCTCTACAGAATCCAGAGTATTATTATTTATAAACTCTTCTTTACTAAGTTGCGGATCTTTGTCTACCTTTATTTTAGTTGCGGACAAGTTTCCGTCTGAGTCAACGTAGTTATACGCGACGTGAACGTCGTCCGTATTAAGACCCTGAACCGTGGAAAGAGCTTCAGCAACCTGCACATAAGCGTTGTGAAATCTAATCTTTTGACTGGGAGAAAGGTTTGTTGCTTTTGGAATTCCCATAGCTGAAGCTTGAGCATCAGGAAAGGATGCTTGAATGGTTCCTGGAGTTCCGGCTGGCTGTATTTTCACGCTCATAGTGCGGAACTGACCACCAGGCCCGCGCCATTGCCTCATAGCATTTCTACGGCGCTCGTCTGCGGTGTAGTTATCAGCCTTTGAGATTTCTTCTCCCAAAGCAACAAGTCTGTCTATTTCCTCGCCATTCGCAGCCTTTGAAACGGCAGCGCGCTTAATAGAGTTGCGAGTTTCATTGATTCGGTTATGTATTTCATTGTCAATGGCTTCTTGCAGTTCAACCTTATTACGGTCTACTAATTCGACAATATCGTCAAAAGCTAAGGACTTGGCAACAATCACTGCTTCTTCTGGGTTTTCCACAGCCCAGTTATATGCCTCAAGTGCGGCATCGTAATTAAAGTTAGGGTCTCCACCATTTTGGAATACTGGTACTAACTTCACGGCTTGCTCCGATTCTGTGGCTGTGCTTGAGGTGCTGGCTTAGGTTGCTGTGGTGCTGGTTGTCCCGGTTGCATAGGTTGCTCCGGCGGCATAGGTGGTTGCTCGTTAGCAACTATCTGCTGTTGTACCTGTCCCTGCAAAGTAAGGGCTTCTACTTGTTGGTTAGCCAATCTAAGAACATTGGCCTGCTTGTATTCTTGCTCGCGCACCTTCTCCGCATCCTCTTGAAGTTCTGGGAGTTGGGCGATACGACGAACAAAGCGTTCCATTTCGGGGTCCGGGAACCATTGGACGCCAGCACTGGACATAGCGCTCATAAACGAGGCAAGTTGTCCCAAGTCCGGCGGGTCAACCTTGGAAGGAACAAACTTAGGAAGCTTGGTGGTCTTAGTCCCGTTCACCAAGAAAAGGCGAGGTATCAAGTGACGGTTTAAGGTTTCGGCAATAGCTTCCGATATAGAGTCAACGCTCGCGCGGAACATACCCGTCTTGTCGGTGTGCAGGGCATACGATCCAACGCCCTCGTGGCCCACCAAGATGAAGTCAGCCAGCACAGACATCAATATCCGCTGTTCATAGCGCTGAATAATGGCGTTGGTGTCGAACTGACGAGATCCACCCGAGGTGAGCAACTGGAAGTCAAAATAAGGCTTGCCTGTGTCTGGGTCAATGTCCCCAGGAATAATAAGCCCTTCTTGCTCGTTTCTACGGACGGACTTAACCATCTTGCGGAAAGCAGCAAGTATCTTTGCTTTTTCGGAGTTAGCTGCAGAAGCCAAGTAATCTCTAGGCACGCGGGCGACGGGCAGACCGGCCAGGTCTCGCTCCACACCAATTGCTTCAATTTCCTGCAGGCGCTTCTTGTAGAACCAAGGCTGGTAGGCATTACGCAGGATAGAGCGTCCCTCGGGGCTTCCCTTTCTGGACTGGGTGCGGAACAACAAAGACTTGTTCAAAGGAACAATAGTCTGGTTGTAGTAAGGCGGAGCCATTTGCACCAAGGCTTGAACTTCACCGCGGTCGTTAAAGATCCAGCGAAGATGGGTTTCCTGCGCGCGGATAGGAAGCTTACGTATACCGATCTTATTATCGTTAAACTTACTGCGCTTAGAACCGTCTTCCTCCCAAGGTCCTACACGGCGCTTCCAGACAATTTCGTGCCATGACCAGCCGTAAACAAGGCAAGATAGAACTTCGGAGATGAAGTCATCCCACGTGTGGGACATATCATCCATGCACTCTTCGACAAACTTCTGGTATTCCTTAGCCTCCGAAGAGTTGTCAAAGGGCTCAACGTTCCAGTCAATACCGCGCAGAAGCTTGTCCATAGCGAACAAAAGAGCGCCAACGATAGGGTCGTTCTCGCTCATTTCCTTCAGGACTTGGATTAACTTGCGCCCCTGAAGCTGAGGAAGGAACTCCTCGTCAAGAATTCCGGCAGACCTTTTAAGACCTACTTGACCTAGTTCGGCAGTAAGTGGCCATGTCTTTGGAACCTCGTCAATTACCTCATTGCCGATGTTAAAGTCAGTGGCGTTGGAAATGGTCATAATTTGATTCTCTCGCTATAGGGTAGTCACACAATAAAGGACAGTTCGCCGCTCTCTCCGCCTTCGCGGTAAATAACATCTGGTAGGCGCTCGTTATCTCTTTCATCTTTCGGCGGATCAAGGGCAGCCGCATAAACACTTGGCGTCCCATCGCTCTTTAGGGTAATAGGGGCTCCACCAGGCGCGTGCTTTCGGGCATGCTTAAATGCCAGACCGAATGAGCAAACTTCGTCTGGTAGGTGGTATTGCTGGCCGGATGAGTAGAGATCTCCTACTTGGGCGTATTTGTGCGCTCGGTAGGCAGAAGGAATGCGCGGGCAACGCAGTCGGTCGTTTTCGACCGCTGCAACGTATTCGCTCAGCATATTAGAACGCTTTGCGCCGATCATCTGGAATGATCTAGCCCGCATATCTACCAAGTCAGACACAACCTGCCCCAAGCCTGTTCCATCATGGATGGGTTCAGCTTGATAGATTCGCGTAGCATTGTTGAACATATTAATCATAAACGGATAGGGGCGTCTGTTCAGGCGCGCGTAATACACGCAGTCAATCGGGGCATAGGAAGCCCTATCGGTTCTCCACACAGAGATAACCGTAAAGTCCTGCTGTTTTGCCCAGTCAGCAGCGACAACGTATGTGCCATCTGCTTTAGGATCCTCAAAGGTGTATTCCTCGTAATCCTTTGAGGTTTTTTCCTTAATAGGCTCAAATGGCAGGGAGAACATCCGTTCGACCGCTTCGGAGTCAAAGGCACGGTTACCGATAGAAGGCTCACCGAGCTCATATTCCACGCGCCACATCTCTGCGGGGATTTCCCGCTTCTTAGCGTCAATAGTTTCTTGGGATAGCCAGCCGTCAATTGGGTTGGCTGAGCACCGGTAGCACCAAGTCTTCATGGGCAGATCCTGCTCTTCAAATCTGCGCTTCATCTCGGTGAAGGTTCCGTCTGGGTTCTGCCAGGTAGAGCAGAGCACCGTATAAGGCTTGATCTCTACGCCTAAGTAGTTTTTCTGGGGCATAGGCTGGCCTAGGGCCGCGTCAAGAATTGCCTGTTCCATTTCGTCAATTTCGTCAAGGAGCAGGAACGGCGGGTGAGGACCTCGAACGGTTTTCTGCGAAGCCGTGAGAGGCCGTATGCGAGCTTTATTGCTGAGCTTGAGTAATTGGTTACCCTCAGACACCAGCATCTCTCTAGGGGCGTTCTCAGAGTCCAGAGCGGTACGCATAGCCTCGTGGACGTTAACAGACTGGTTCATGGAGCCACCAAGAATGTTGACATCGGCGCCGAGTAAAAATGCCTTTGTCAGCCCTAATATGCTGAGCGTGAATGATTTACCTGACAGGCCACGGGAACCATGCCAGAGGGCTATGGTCCCGTTCCTGCCGAAGAAAGCATCCGCGAACACTTCAAATGGAGCAGTGTGAGTTGGATCACCACAAGTGTGCCTAGGGATAGTTACCCCCCATAGAGCATTAACTGTCCACCATAGCTCGTCATCTGTCTCGGGCAATCTCGAGAATTGGAGCTTGTCCGCCAAGGTATTCCTAACTATTGTTATTCCGCGAGTTAATTACCGTTGCCTGCCTATTTACTTCTTCCTGTATCTGTATCTGTCTGCGCTCTATGTCGGAGAGCCTATCGCAGACTTCCTCTAGTTTAGCGTCACGAGCCGCCGAGTTAATAATGGCCCGCTTCCACAGACTATACACTTTTCCCACCCCAGCGCCAACGGTTATTAAAGAAACTAATAGGGCTATATAGAAGGCAAACTCTGTTCCGCCTTTGGAGTTATATGCGTAGGCAAATACTGGAGACCCGCTAAGAGCCGCCCCTAGTGCAGACGCCACAACTGTTATCTGCCCTTTATCGTCACGCACGGCCCTGTCCTTAATAGAGCTAAAATTGATGACTGGGCAGGCTATGCCCACCTCACCTGCCCAATCCCTCTAATAATCTCACAGGGGTCTTTCTAGAGACCGAAAGCCAAGCCGCTAGTTGCTATTTTGAAAGAATAACCATCCGGAACTACAACCGGAGTTGTTAACTGAATTACCGCAATGCAATAAGACGGGGCGCTAATTTCTTCATTTGTCCATATGCCTATGTGGCTTACAGTACAACTTGGAAGGTCGTCGAACTGTATTGCCGCAGAATTAGCTGTTCCTTTGTTGGACGGCGCGGACCAATAAGCAACCTCGCGCTCATAACTCCCGCCAGATACCTCATGGGCATAGCTACCGTTAACCGTAGGGTT